CCTTGACAATCTTGTTTAGGATACCGCTTACGAAAACGATGCCGGACAGTCTGGCAGCATTACGTGCCTTTATGAAGTTTGCGAAGTTCCTTGTCCCTGCGTTATATTGCAGGCTTTTTAGGTGCATGGCTCCCGTGACGCGGGACTTGTCGTTTTGCGCTATAAACAGAGAATTGATGTCCCTCTTGACGGCGGCCTTGCCGACAAGCTCGGCTTGCTTGGTCTCGCCCTTACCGCCTCCGTTCACGAAGGGAGGGGTAAAGACGATGGCATCACGGCACATCAAAGCAGCCTCTCGAAGAGATGCGTATTCAATAGTCCAGCCTACCTCTTGAGCCAAATGCGTTAGGGCTGCGTTAAAACTTGCGACTGTCGTATGCGTTACTCCCACGGCTTACTGGTTGTCGTCGATGACGACGAGCGTGATCCAAGCGGAACCGGGCTTATAGGTCTGGGTCGTGATGCGGACGGTCTTCCCGCCGGCCACGATTTTCTTCCCTTGGCCTAGGGAGGCGATGGGCACCCCGCCCGAGAGTAGGGCCGCCGATGCCCCATTAGACCCGTCTGGGAGGCTCCAGGAGGCCGTTACGGCGGGAACCCTTACCGTGTACTGGGTCCGCTCGCAATACCCCCCTGCCTCGAGGACAGTCTGGACGGCAGGGTCGGAGATGAGGCATTGGAAGGTGATGGCCCCAGAATTGGCCGAACCAGCCACCCCGAAGTCGTTAATCATCTCCTTGGCGTCGTCTAAGAACTCGGAATAGAGGCTCATCACCTTTGCCCGATTTGGTAGAAAAACAAAAGACCCCCAAGGTTGCCCAAGGGGGTCTCGTCAAGCGGTCTAGAGACCGCGACCGTTTAGGCGGTCGTCAGGCGGCGGAGGGACGTCGCACGGCCCACGGCGCAACCGAAGAGGAGCGTCGCGGTGACGTTGAGGTAGCCCGACTGCTCCTGGATGATCATGACCTGGACCGAGAGACCCGTCGCCGGGTCGGTGGCCTGGGACACTTCAGCGCCCGGGATTTCGTTGAACGGGAGGGCGGTGGCGACGGCGATGGCGTCAGCGCCGCAGATGAAGCCCGCGAGGGACTCGCTGTTGGTGGCGAGGTTCGAGAACTGGTAGACCTGAGCGCCAGCGATCGTGCCGATGGAGCCGGTGCTGATGACGTTCGCGCCGAGCTGGAAGGCGGCGATGATGGACGAGTCGCTGCGGAGGTCGGCGAGGTAGCCGTTGCCGAGGACGAGCGCACGCTTGTCAGGGGCCTTGGCGTCGTCGAGGGTCTTCTGGGCGGCCACGACTTCGGCGTAGGACAGGTTCGCGCCGGTGTTGGTCGAGGAGCTGTAGTTGGCGGCGACGACGAGGCTGTTGATTTCCGTCATGCACTTCTGGGAGAGGGCGATGGCGGCGGTCTCGACGAAGTTATTCGCGAAGAAGCCCATGCCGTATTCGCGGACGTCCAGAGGCGAGAAGCGGCTGGAAACCTTGAAGTGCTTGAGGGTGACGCTGGACGAGGTCACGGTGGCGTCGTCGCCGGTCGTGTAGCCGCCAGCACCGAACTCGGTGGCGGTGGAGGTGCCGATCAGGGGTACCTGGATGGTCTTGCCGGCGCCGGCGATGGACGAGGTGAAGACGGACGAGAAGCCGTTGAGGACGGGCAACTTGTTCGCGAGGGCGGAGATGACGCCCTGGGCCAGAACGGACGGGGCGGCTGCGATGCTGTTAGACATAGGTGATTAGGGAGAGGTTAGGGTTGGGAAAGGTTAGACCTTGATGGACGCGTAGATGGCCTGGGCGTTCTTCTTGAAGAACTCGGCCTTGGCGACGGGGTCGGTGATGGAATTGAAGGTCGCCACGACATCGGCCTTGGCGGCTTCCTTGTCGGAGCCAGGGATGATGGCGGTCGGTTCGACGCCGACGGAGGCCGCGATCTTGGCGGCTTCCTTGGAGGCGGAGACCTTGGTCGCTTCGAGTTCGGCGACCTTCACGGCGAAGGCGTCACGCTCGGCCTTGGCGGCTTCGAGGGCGGCACCGAGGTCGGCGAGGGCGGCTTCCTTAGTGACGAGGTCGGCCTTGACGGCGGTCAGCTCATCGGCGGCGCCGACGGTCAGCTTCTCGACGGTGGCACGGAGGTCGTCGCGTTCGGCGGTGAGCGCCTGGGCGAGCATCTCGGCGGTGGCGAGCTTGTCTTCGATGGTCATCTTGAGTTTGCGGTGGTTGGAAACGGCGAGGGCCTGGGCGGCCAAGTCGTACATCGGGTTCTCTTCGTCGTCGTCCTCTTCGGCTTCCTCGGTTTCGGGGCTCAGGTCGGCAGGGTCGGCGACTTCCACGCCGAGGGCGGCGACGGCTTCGCGGTTGGCTGGGTCGTTGTCGATGAAGACGTCCGGGTCGAAGCCTTCGTCGAGCAGGCCTTGGACTTCCTTGGCTTTATGCTCGGGAGCGGAGGCCGAGCCCGCGTTCATGATCAGGCGGAAATAGTCGAGGCCCGTGGCCTTGAGGTCTTCCACGGTCTTCTCGCGGTCGGACTCGGGACGGTTCGTCAGGATGGCGACGGGGTAGCCTTCTGCCTTGATGTAGTCGATGACGCGCTGGACGGGCTGGGCGTTGTCGAGGATGGTGCCGTCGATGTCGGTGATGATGATTTCGGGCATGGGATTATTTCTTCTTTGCAGGGACGGCAGGGGCAGGGGCGATGCTGTTCTCGGCCCACATGGCGACCGCTTCCGAGAAGGAGTCCGCGAGGCCCGTGACGAGGTTGCGCTGGGCGGCTTGCTTGCCGGAGAAGACTTGGCCTTCCATGTCATCGGCCTTGACGAGCTTGCGGGTCTGAAGGACGGAGGCCTTGAAATCGGCGTGGATTTCGTCGACGCCCTGCTGGAGGTTGGCGACCTGCTCCTCGGAAAGGGACGTGCCGGGAATGCCGGCTCCCTTGAACTTACCCGACTTGATGACGACCATTTTAATTCCTTGGGCCTTGGCCATCTCGGTCATGTCTGCGATGGTCATATAAACGCCGATGGAGCCAACGGTCGAGGAGGGGGAGGCAACCACCTTGTCGGCGGCGCTGGCGATCCAATAGGCGGCGGAGGCCATCTCGGAGTCGGTATAGGCCATCGTCGGCTTGCTGATGTTGCGGACCTTGTTGGCTAGTTCCTCGACGCCCGTGACCGTGCCGCCAGGGGAGGATACTTGGAAGGCGATGCGGGTCACCTGCGGGTTGGTCGAGTAGTCGTCGATGGCGTCGGCGATGGCGTTGACGTCCACGGCGCCCGTCATCTTCTCAAGGGGCGACAGGCCTTTGCCGATGACGCCTGCGATGGGGATGACGCCCGTGCCATCCTCGGCGATGTAGGCCTTGGGGACTTCGCCGAAGAGCTGGGCCAGCATATCCGTGAAGCCGAACTTCTCCGCAAGGATGCGGTGGTCGTTGGCCTTGGCCGGGTCGATTAGGAGGGCTTCGCGGCCGTTCAGGCCGTTGAGTAGGAAACGCATTTTAGGAAGAGGTTTCGGTTTCGGCGTCTGGCTGAGGTTCGGTCGAGGTCTGGGCGACCGTGCCGGGCGGCGTGTTGATGAGGAGGTTCGACAGCGTCTCGAAAGGCACGCCATAGGTCTTGGAAAGGTCCAAGAGGTAGCGGACGTTCTGTGCCTTGATTTCGGCCTCTTCCTCGAAGTTCATGCCGCGCTGGTTGTAGACCTCGGAGAAGGACAGCAGGCCGATGCGGAGGTCTTCGCGGTCGTTGGCCGAGTCGCGGCCGCCGTCGACGGTGACGCTCTTCGGGGTCGTCCAAGAGACCTCGTTCCATGACGGGTCGTCGGGGAGTTCGCCGTTGGCGATGGCCTGACCGATGACATAGCCCCAAGTCGGGTGGCATAGGGTCGTGATCACGACGTTCTGGTACTTGCCGAAGACTCGGCCGGCCTTGGCGGTGACGAGACGGACGGAAGCCCCGCCAATCTTGGAAGGGTCGGAGACGAACTCGTAGGGCAGGACGCGGACGATGTCGCGCTCAAGCTCCTGCAAAAAGCCGATGGCTTGGGAGCCACGGTTGGAGGTGAGTAGCTGGAGGTCTTCGCCGGGTTCGAGGGCGAGGATTTTGCCGCCCATCGAGGCGTACTGCTGGCCCTGCGTGCTGGGGGTGGACTGGCCCATCTCGGCGGCCATGTCGGTCGGCATGAAACCGCCCGTCTTCTTGAGGACGCGGGTCACGTCGCCGTGGTCACGCATCGCGAGGACTTCGAGCTGACGCACGTCCATGTCGTCCTGCACCGAGTTGACGGCGCTCTGAAGGACAGGCACGCCACGGGCGCCGCTGGCCCACTCCTGGTCGACGATGTGCATCACCGCATTGGAGATGACGTAGCGGGCGGAGCCGTCCGAGCGGTAGATGGAGTATCCAGCAAGCTCGCCATACGGGCCGAACTGCACGCCGTCATGCAT